ATCTAATGGAAACATTCTCAAAACATTGTAGGTTTATTCTAACTTGTAATTATGTAGAGAGAATTATAGACCCAATACAATCACGGTGTCAATCATTTCAGATTATTCCACCATCAAAGAAAGAAGTGGCAGTACATTTATCAAATATATTAAATAATGAGAATGTAACTTTTAAAGTAGATGATATAGCAACTATTATTAATGGTGGATATCCTGATATACGAAAAGTTATAAATACATCACAAAGACAAGTTGTAAACAATGAACTTAAATTGGATGCACAAGAAATTATATTGAGTGATTATAAATTAAAATTATTAAAAGTAATACAAACTAAAAGTAAAACAAGAAAGGAAATATTTACAGAAATAAGACAAATACTGGCAGATGCAAAGGTTACAGACTTTGCAGATTTTTTCAGATTATTATACGATGAAGTAGATACTTATGGGAAGGGTCATATAGCAGAATGTATTTTGATTATTGCACGATATGAATCATCCGATACCCATGTAGTAGATAAAGAAATAAACGCAATGGCAATGTTAATAGAATTATTAGGAGTAATTACATAATGGAAGAAAAATATTGGGGTGAGGGTAAACCTATATCCCCTAAAAAAGCTATACAGAAACCACCAAATGAAGAAAAACATATTGGAGTACATGAAAATAAAATTTATTATTATTCTGGTATACATAGAGAAGGTGCTGTAGAGTTAAATAAAAAGATAGGTGAATTACAAGTAAAGAGTTTTACTATGGCGAACAATTTAGATGTAGAACCTTACCATATTCATTTATATATAAATTCAGGAGGTGGTTCAATTACCGCAGGTATTTCATCTATGGATACAATATTGAGATGTAAGGTTCCCGTTATAACATATGTCGATGGATTATGTGCTAGTGCAGCAACATTTCTTTCGGTAGTGGGTAATAAAAGATACATTTCAAAACATTCTTATATGTTAATTCACCAATTATCGTCAAGTTTTTGGGGAAAATATTCAGAATTTAAGGATGAAAAACAAAATTTAGATTTGATGATGGACACAATTAAAAATGTATATAAGGAATATACAAAAGTTCCAGTCAGAAAATTAAACGAAATATTAAAACATGATTTGATGTGGGATGCTAAAACGTGTTTGAAATACGGATTAGTGGACGAAATCATTTAAATAAAATAACAGGAGAAGAAAAATGGCATCAGCTAAAGAACTACATGCAAAAATCAAAGAACACTTCGAGGAATTTGATATAAATCACGAAGCACACGTTGAAAAGGGCAATAAAGCCGCAGGTGGTAGAGCTAGAAAACATATTGGAGAGATTAAGAAACTGGTTACAGGTTATCGTAAAGCTTCAATATCTCAATCAAAGAAGTAGGAGAATATATGTGGAAACATATTGGAGATATACCCGTGAGTCGGGATGAACATATCGCGAATTTGGAAGAACAATTTTTTGATTTATTTCCAGATTGTGAAGATAAAAATAAGGCACTCGGTTTGTTCAATGAGATTGTTCAACATTTGATCGTAAGAACAGATAATATTTTTTCAGAGGATACAAAATGAGTACAAAACCAATGAAACCTTTATCTAAACCTAAACAAACTGTAGATTTATCAAAGGCAGATACTTTACAATGTGAGGAATGTGATAATTATTTGTTTATTACCTCATTTGTGATAAAACGAGTTTCCGCAATTTTATCACCAACAGGACAAGAAGGATTAGTTCCAATTCAAGTCTATAGTTGTGGTAATTGTGGTACAGTTCCAAAAAAGTTATTAGAAGGTAGCGGACTTGAAACCTAAAGGTTTATTTGATCATATTAATCAAATAACATCTAATCAAACAAACGATTATTGGAACACATTAACAGAATCAGATAAGAAAACCTGGTCTAATTATATGATTAATAGGTTTCTTTCTATGAAAATGGAGTGGACAGATTTTGTAAATGAAATACAGAAATTAAAGCTGGCTCCGCGCCAGCTTTATTTGGTGTATTCTAATGTATTACCAAAAGGTAAACAGTATTTAAAATATATTAAGAAGAAAAAAGGCCCTATTTATAATACACAAGTCATTCAGAAAGTCTCTGAATATTTCGAAATCAGTCAATCCGAATCGGAAGACTATTTAAAATTATTATCAAAAAAACAAATTAGAGAACTGGTATCCAAATATGGATATACAGATAAAGAATTAAAACAAATGGGATTGTGATATGATAGTCCCAAATAATATATTAGACGAGATGGAGAAAAAACACAAAATGAAAGTTATTAAAGATAAACCAACAAAAGAAAATTATGTTGAAGATATAGATGAACAAGCTCACGCACAAGGTCGTGGGAGTAGTTATGATGTCATAGAACAAATGGAAAACGAATGGCCTCAAATGACCAGAGAGTTCAAGAAGATTCAACGAGAACAATACGAATTGTTCTTACACAAGCAACACGATTACGGCCCAGGTAATATTTCTGTTGGTACACAATTACAAACACCAGAAGAAATTAAATTATCACTTACAGGGTTATGGTTTCGTATGAATGATAAGATACAGAGATTAAAAACCTTATTGATGGGTGATAGAGAATCTGTAGTAAATGGAGAACCTATTGAAGATGCATTTTTGGATGTTTCCAATTACGGTATTATGGCTACTATTGTTAAGAACGGTAAATGGGGTAAGTAGAACTTAAAGTGAATATATTGGTTGTAGGTGCTGGAATGTATGTAACAGGTAGACATACTTCTGGTCCAGGATCGGCTCTTGGTTCTATTGGAGAATTATCTAAAACATTAAATATTGATTCTATCACAGTAGTGTCAAGAAGTGAATCAAGTCTTAACGACGTTATTAGGTCAAGAGATATAATTAATAAAGAATTGAATATTGATGTTTCAATAGAATTTATTGCATTAGGAGATGATTCAGCATACAAATTACAAGATATTATTTCTTTAAATAGATATGATTGTGCTATTGTAGCATTACCTGACCATTTACATTATTCTTTTGGGAAGTTACTTATAGAAAATAAAATTCATTGTTTTTTTGCTAAACCTCTCACCGCGACATTAGATGGAGCATTAGGCCTCGTTTCATTACAGAAAAAAAATAAAGTTTTGGGAATGGTAGATTTTCACAAGAGATATGATGAAGTAAATCTTGTTATAAAGGATATTATTAATAAAGGTGATATTGGTTTACCTATTTCCGTTGTTGTAGAATATAGTCAAAAAATTGAGATGCCCACTCTTGTATTTTCAGATTGGGTTGAAAATACTAATGTCTTTCAATATTTGGGAGTACATTATGTAGATATGATTCATTTTTTAACATCATATAAACCTGAAAAAGTTATGGCCGTTGGAACATATGGAATATTAAAGGAGAAGGGTATAAATACTTATGATTCGATTCACGCAACAATAGTATGGTATAATAATGAAGATTCGAAACAAAAAATGGTAACACAATTTTCTACAAGTTGGATTGATCCAAGTACTTCAAGTGCAATGTCTGACCAGAAATATACTATAATAGGAACTAAGGGCAGGATAAAAAGTAATCAGAAACATAGAGGAGTAGAAGTAACAACTGAATCAGAAGGTATTCAATCTATTAATCCTTATTTTTCAAAATATCATGGTAAAACTTATTCTGGATATGATTTTAAAAGTATTAGTCAATTTTTTACTGATGTTAATGAAATAATGGAAGACAATATTAGTGTTGATACTTTAGATGAATCTCGTCCTACATTTAAAAATACTTTACCTACTTCATCTGTTCTTGATGCGGTAAATACGAGTTTAACAGATAATTCAAATTGGGTATATATTAATGATTTATCTTAATGATATAAAACTTTCAAAAATTATGAAAAAGGTTCTTACTAATCTTAAAGTAAATAAAGATTCAATTAATCACGTAGTAAATTCTTTAGTAGAAACTTCTTTACGAGGTGTTGATTCACATGGAATTAATTTATTTCCTCATTATTGTAGAGTAATTAAGTCAGGTAGAATAAATAAAAATCCCAATATTAATATTTCAGATACAGGAGTATCAACATCAAGTATAGATGCAGACCATTCATTTGGACACCATGTGGGGGCTGTTGCTATTGATAAAGCTATAAAGTTATCAGAAAAAACTGGAATATCTGCAGTAAATGTTAAAAACTCAACACATTTTGGGGCGGCATCATATTTTGGATTGAGGGCAGCAGAGAAGAATTGTTTAGGATTTGCATTTACAAATGCAGATTCTATGTTGAAAACATTTGGTAGTACAGAGGCATTTTTCGGAACAAATCCAATTTGTTTTACTGCACCATTAAAAAATGAAGCACCATTATGTTTAGATATGGCAACCTCTTTAGTTAGTTGGAATAAATTAGAGAATAAAAAACTTAAGAATTTAGATATTCCAGATACTTGGGCATATGATGACAAAGGTAAGAGTATAACTAATCCGAATAAAGCAATTAGTTTAAATCCCATAGGAGAATATAAAGGATATGGGTTGGCTATGATGGTAGATATTTTATGTGGTTTACTCGCAGGAAGTTTGTCGAGTAAGGATATTCTTCCAATGTATACTTCTTCTATTAAAGAAAAAAGATATATTAGTCATTTTTTTATGGTTATAGATATTAAACATTTTATTGAAGTAAATGTTTTTAAGAAACAGTTACAAGATATTGTTGATAGGTTAAGAGACCTTCCCTCAATTTCACAAGATACTTCTGTTATGGTGCCTGGAGATCCAGAGAAAAAATGTTATGATATAAGAATTAAAGAAGGTATTCCAATTGATGAAATTAAATATGAGGAGTTTTTAGATACCTCAAGTATGTTTAAAGAAGTTATAGAGTGAAGAATTTAACTGCAGTCATACCTGTTAGACAAGGTTCTCAAAGAGTTAAAAATAAAAACTTTAGAGAATTTGCTGGAAAGTCTTTATTAGAACATAAAATAGATGTAGTAAAAAATTTACCAGTAAATGAAATAATAATAAATACAGATAGTGAATATGCAATTGAGTTAGCAAAAAAGAATGGTATAAAATATCATAAAAGAGAACCATATTATGCTAGTTCAGAATGTAATAATAGTGAATATCATGAATATTTAGCTAAGGTAACAGATTCAGAAAATATAATAATAACTCAAGTTACTGCACCTTTAGTTACTTTAACTACGTTTATAGAAGCTATTGCTATATTTAATAAAGTAGATTGTAATAGTTTAATGTCTATAAAAAAAATAAAAGAGTTTTTGTGGTATAAAAATAAACCTATAAATTATAATTTAGATTCGGCACCTAATTCACAAGATTTACCAGACTATTTTGCACCTACTTTTGGTGTAATTATAGTGAATAGAGAAGCTATGTTAGATTCTAAAAATTATATTTGTAGTAAACCATATTTCTATGAAATTTCTGATAGAGAATCTATAGAAATAGATACAGAATTAGATTTCGAATTTTCAGAATTTTTATATAATAAATAAATTTATGTCAAGAATATACAATAAAGAAGGTAAAGTAATAGATACAGATGAATGGATTAAGGAAAATCATCCAGAGAATGGAGTATTTAAAATTTATTGGGCAAAAGATGGTGGAGTATCAGTAAAAGATGAAGGATTGGGTCAAAGGTATGAATGGATTTATAAAGATGGTAAAAGGGGAGATGGGCCATCTAAAGGATGGCATGAGAATGGCAAGATGAAACAAGTATGGAATTGGAAAAATGGGTATAAAGATGGAGAACAGAAATACTGGTTTGAAAATGGTCAGGTGTTTTATGTAGGTATTTATGAAGATGGTAGAAAAGAAGGAAAATGGACTTGGTGGTATGAAGATGGAACTAAGGAAATGGAAAAAAGTTTCAAGAAAGGGAAACCAGATGGAGTATGGCGTTGGTGGAATGAAAGTGGTGAATTAATGAAAAGTGGTGAGTATGTGGAAGGGAAGAAACAAGGAATGTGGAATTATTATTATGATCAAGGCCAGAAATATTTTGAAGACATTGAAAGACAGATTCGAGAAGGTGGTGGACATTGGAACTGGATAGATGAAAGTTATGGAACTGATGAGGAGAGTGGAAAAGGTGGAGAACGAGATCAAGATAAACCCTTTGTTACCACTCGGAAAAAATGGAGGCCTCGTGCAGAAAGAACAACCTAAACAACTTAATGTAAGCTATTCTCAGTTATCTAATTGGAGTGTTTGTCCACACAGATGGAAATTACTATACATTGATAGATTAGCACCTTTTACAGATAGTATTCATACTTTGTTTGGTACAGCAATGCACGAAACGATGCAAACTTGGATACATTGTATTTATAATAAGACAGCTAAGTTAGCAAATGAATTAGATTTGGAAGATTTATTACTTTCTCGAATGAAGACACTTTACCACGAGAAAATGGAATTAGAAGGTGCAGAACATTTTACTACACCTGAAGAATTGACAGAGTTTTGGAAAGATGGTTGTGCAATTTTAGATTTTCTTAAAAAACGTAGAGGTGATTATTTTTCTAAAAAGGGATATGAATTGTTGGGAGTGGAAACTGAAATAAATTATCCACTACAAGATGGAATTATGTTTAGGGGATTTATAGATTTAGTTATTAAAAATAAAATAACTCAAAAAATAAAAATTATAGATATTAAAACTTCTACAATGGGGTGGAACAAGTGGATGAAAGCAGATAAGAATAAAACATCACAGCTTTTGTTATATAAGCAGTTTTATTCAAAGATGTATGATTATCCAATTGATAAAATTGATGTAGAATATTTTATTGTTAAACGTAGATTGTATGAAAATGTTGAATGGCCTCAAAAGAGAGTTCAATATTTTTCACCGGCAAGTGGTGTACCTTCTATGAATAAAGTAATACTTAATTTAAAGAATTTTGTTAAAGAGGGATTTGTAAATGGGAAACACAATACAAAACATAACTTTAGAAA